CTGCGCCATGTCGGCTTTCAGGCTTTCGATATTCGCCGCGACTCGTATGACGAGGTCCGGATCGCCCGCGGCCATTACCGTTGTCCTTCGCCGAGGCCGTACTGGGAGAGGGCCGCCTGGACCGCCGCGTGGATCCGTGCGCGGTGCGCGGACTCCTCGAGCGTGGCGCTGGCCCAGAAAAACGGCTTGTGGCGTAGGGGATTTTTGAACCCGGAATGCCCCCGGCCTTCGAGCCAGCGATCGAGCATCGGCGTCACGGGGTTGCCCGCGTCGACAATCCAGCCCCAGCCGGTCCGATCGCTTTTCACGCTGATGTTCTCGACCGTGACGCCGGTCGACGTCCCGCTCAATTGCCGCTGGAGCCGGGCCTTCGCCTCGGCACACACGTTATCGGCGGAGATCCGCGAGGCCACTTTGACAAACGGCTTCAAGGCGGTCGTCAATGTCTCGCCGTCGAGCTGCTCGGCAACGCGGTTGGGATCGATCGAGACCGTGATGCTATTGGGCATCAAGTTCCCGCTGTACTTCTTCGAACTCGATCACTTTCACGAGCTGCACCATCTCCCCCTGCGCTTTCGGATTCGCCTGATACACCTGGTACGCCCGCGCGAAGGCCCGATACTCGATCACCTGTTCCAGACACCCCGCCGGGAGCCGCTGCCATTCGCGCCACGCGGCCGACGGCAGGCAGGAAAACTCCTCACACAGACGCCCGATGAAATATTCGAACGGCGCCGGTCCCGTTCCTTCCAACGCGTGGAAGAGGACCGTCAGCCGTTTTTTTGGTCCGCCTCCGCATCGACCGCGAACAACGCCGGTTTCGTCAACTGGAGCACCGCGCGTGCGAGAAAGTCGATCGCCTCGTCGTCGAGGTCCTCGATCGCCGCGGCCGTGACCGGGATCACCGCGCCTGCGTCGTCCACGTACGTCCAGGCTTTGATGCCTTTCTCGAGCAGGACGTAGCGGTCGTACCCCGACAGCGGATTCGCCTGCACCTTCGCGACGGCGTCGGCGATCACCACGGACGGGCCGATCGCATTCAGCTCGCGTTGAAACGTCGCGCCGCCCATGCGCCGCAGGGATTCCACGGCGGCCGCCTGGTTCGCCTGCTTTGCCTGCTCGAGGTGCCGGCCGGCGAGCTTCTGGATCGTGACCGTGTGCGGGACATCGAACGGGAGATCGATCGTCTGCTGCGTGCGACTCGCGAAGATGCTCATGACGGACTCCTCGCCGGCGCGCGAGCCCCTTCGAGGCCGGCGCGCGGGCGCTATCAATGGTTTATGACCAGGCGCCGGAGTTCTGCTGCAACACGGCGTCAAATTCGGTGAGGTTCCCGGCCTTGCCGAGCACGGCATAGCTGACGAGAAACCCTTCCGATGTCCACGTCTTCACGTTGCCAAACACGATCGCCAAGGTCCGCGTCGCGGCCTGGGGCGAGGTGTCCGGGGCGATGAAGACGACGTGGGGACCGGTCGTCGCCGTGTCGTCGAAGTAGCCGTGGAGGGTGATCTGGTCGATCTTCGACACGCCCGTCGGGAGCATCGCCTCGACCGTCGCCCCGTACGGCGTGTTCGCCTGCATGTTCGACGTGAGCTTGATCGCGCCCATTGTCAGGATGAAGCTCGTGATCGTGCGCGGCGTGCCGCCAGGCCCGTCGTCGTAGCTGATCGTGATTTCCGATGAGCCGTGTTTACCGGCAGCCATGTCTGTCTCCTTGTGCCTACGTCAGGGCGGCCCGCAGCGCGCGCGCCGTCATCCACTGCTCCACCATCCGCACGAGCGCCGCCGCTTGCCGCATCGTCACCAGGGCCGCGTCGCGTTCCGGGAGATCCTCCACATGCGTCGATCGCCAGTGCGTCCGCGCGTGCCGCTCGATCTCCGTCGCCTGCGACCAGGCGATCGCGAGTTCCTGGTCCGTCATTAGGCCCTCGCGAAGCCCACAAACACCGAGATCGATCCCACGCCCGTGATCGTGCCCGTGTAACAGAGGTACCGATCGACCACGGTGTCGGCGACGTTCGTCAGCCGCTCGGCCGCCGGCGCCGCCGTGACGTTCGTGAACGTCAAGAGATCGCCGTACGTGGTGTCGTCGGCCGAGTCGCGAATTTTCCCGATGAATCCCGTGATGCCGGCGAGCGCGCTCACGGCCTGGTAGCCGGCGCCGCCGTTACTCGTGTTGCTCCGGACGAACGAGCCGCCCGTGCCGCCCGCCGTCGTGCAGTTGATCGGTACCGAGAAGGTCGTCGCACTGATGACCGTGGCCACGCGTTCGCCGTTGATGACCGCGTTTGAGCCCGTGTTGCCGGCGATCAGGATGATGTCCGCCGACGTCAGGCCATGCGGGACCGGCGTCGTGATGACGGTCGGGTTCGCTTGCGTATTGCTCGTGATCGGGATGACGCGCTGCGACGTGTCGAGCGTGAAGTCGACCGAGAACCCGTCGGTTTTCGTGTTCCAGGTGATCGTTTTGCTGACCAGCTGATTCAGGATGACGCCGCGATCGAGACTGCCCGAGACGTTGTAGGTGACATCGGCTTTCGTCAGGTTCGGCGCCTGGCCGAGGACCGCGTAGACCATCTCGTAGAGGCCCGAACAGCCGAGAAACGATTTCCCGATCGTGTTGCCGTTGAACGCCGCGAGCAGGAGCCGGCTCTGGGTCCCGATCGGCGACAAGGCGGCGTGAATGCCGTTGGTCGCATCATCAAAGAACGCGCCGGTCTGCGAGACCTCGAGCTTCACGATCCCGGTCGGGGTCATCTGCTCCGTGCTGTCGCCGAGGCCGAGCGTGTTCTCTTGGTTGGCGCTGACTTTGTGCGTGAAGCCTTTCAGCTTCGCAGCGAGAAAATCGTAGCCGTCCACCAAGAGCACTCCCCAGGAGGCCGATCCGACTTTGCCGCTCATGCCGCGGGCTCCGGATCATCGTCCGCGCGGCCGAGGTCCGTCATCGCCGCGCCCAGCGGTTCGATCTTGTGACTCGCGAGGAGCCAGGCCAGACTCGCGACCGGCACGCGCGTACAGGCCTCGCCGACGTCGGCGAGCGTCTCGTCGGCTTTATTCGAGAGGCGCACGCGCGCGCGGTACTCAGCACCGGTCCGTTCACCCACGCCACACCTCGTCGAGCCATTCGAAGCCGCACGGACAGACCGGATGCGGCGTCCCGAACCCGGCCGAGGGGACCCGGGTGTCCGGCGCCGCGCCACACCGCGGACACGCCTCGGTCGTCGCGGTCCGGATCGGCTGCCCCTGTGCGTCCAGGATGCCGAGCTGTCTCTCACTCACGGCGCCTCCACAAACAAGCGAAACCGCGCGACGAGTTCCTTGACCTTGATCCCCGCGACGATCTGATCGCCGAGGTTGATCGTCTCGTCGTGAAAGATCGCCCAGCTCGCATACCCGCTCACTGTCGGCGGATCCGCGAGCGCCGCGAGGACCTGGTTCATCACGCCTTGCGCCTCAGACATCCCCTCGAACTGCGAGAAGACGTGGACGATCAGATCGATCTGGGGCAACTGCCCGTGCCCCGGCTTGGTCCCGAACCCGCCCATCGCCTTCTCATGCACTTCGTACAGCACGAACGGATAGCCCGTCCCCTGCGCGATGTCGTCGCCGATCCCGCCGAGCGCCAGCGCGGTCACCGCCGCGATGTTGAGCGCCGCATAGATGCCCGCGGAGACCGGGGAGAGCGCGGAGTAACTCGTCGTCACGCCTGCACCTCGGAACAGAACAGGTGCAGCTCGTCGCGGGTGTCCGTCGGATCGACGTAGCTCTCGATTTCGACGACGCGGGATCGATAGCGCAGCCGGTCTTTCACGCTGATGTCGTCGCGGAACCAGATTTCCCAGACGCTACTGAGCACGGCCGTCACTTGCGCCGCGCGCAGCGCTTCGGTCCCGGTCAAGGGCCGCTCGTGCGCCTGGACGACGGCGCGCAGGGCGTACGTCGTGGTGCGCCCGCCTTGGCCATCGGTCACCTGGATCGCCTGTTCGATCCGCACGCGTTTCCGTTTCTCGCCAATCGTGCCCATCAGAAACTCTTGAAGGGCCAGAGCAGCTCGGCCACGCCAAACGGGAGGATGTCCGCCGACGCCCGAATGATCGCGGCGGCTTCCCGGTTCATCCACCAGTTACCAATGAGTAATTTCATGGCCGCCTTGATCGGGGCCGGGACCGCGGCCGCCGCGCCGTAGCCGGCGACAAACCGCACGGTGGCGGCATTCGGCACCGTGCGGGTCACCGGGTAGTAGAGGCTCCACGCCGGCACGACGCGGCCGGCGCGGGCCCAGGGGCCGATCGGCGCGTCGACGGTGTAATTGCTCGCCGCCCACACCTGCGTGACGCCCGCGGT